CAGATTTTCTAGCGGCATCGGAAAGAGAAGTTTTATTTGGTGGTAGTGCAGGTGGTGGTAAATCATATGCCATGTTATCTGACCCACTTCGTTATATGGGACATCCAGCCTTTAGTGGTTTGTTGTTACGACATACAACAGAAGAACTAAGGGAACTTGTATTTAAGTCGCAGGAACTGTACCCTAAAATCTGGCCCGGCATTAAGTGGTCAGAGAGAAAGATGCAGTGGACTGCACCATCTGGAGCAAGATTGTGGATGTCTTATCTGGATAGAGATGATGATGTCTTGCGTTATCAAGGTCTAGCTTTTAGTTGGATAGGGTTTGACGAATTAACACAGTGGTCCACACCATATGCATGGAATTACATGCGTTCTCGTCTAAGGTCCACTGCACCAGATTTGCCTATCTATATGAGAGCAACAACTAACCCCGGCGGTAGAGGTCATCACTGGGTAAAGAAAATGTTTATTGACCCTTCGCCATATAATAGAGCATACGATGCAACAGACAGTGAAACAGGAGAAGTACTCCGATACCCAGCAGGACATTCAAAGGCTGGAAAACCATTATTTAAAAGACGCTTTATACCAGCAAGACTTTCTGATAACCCATACCTTGCGGAATCAGGTGATTATGAAGCAATGCTACTCTCTATGCCAGAGCAACAAAGAAGACAACTTCTTGACGGTGATTGGGATATTAAAGAAGGTGCGGCCTTCACTGAGTTTGACCGTAACATTCATGTTGTTGAGCCTTTCGATATACCTAATAATTGGGTTAAGTTTAGGGCTTGCGATTATGGTTACGGTAGTAAGTCTGGTGTTGTTTGGATGGCTGTCGCGCCTAATGAACAACTTATTGTATATAGAGAACTCTACGTTTCTAAAGTTCTTGCCACAGATTTGGCAGATATGATACTAGACTTAGAGGCGGGCGATGGAACTATTAAATATGGTGTACTGGATAGTTCTCTTTGGCATAAGCGTGGTGATACTGGTCCTAGCCTCGCAGAGCAGATGGTAAATAGAGGTTGTCGTTGGCGACCATCAGATAGAAGTAAGGGTAGTCGTGTAGCTGGTAAGAACGAGATACACAGACGTTTGCAAGTTGATGAATTTACAGAGGAACCTAGACTTGTTTTCTTTAGTAATTGCACAAACATGGTCGCACAGCTACCGTCCATTCCGCTTGACAAAAAAAATCCAGAAGATATTGATACGCATAGTGAAGACCACTTGTATGACGCGCTGAGATATGGTATAATGTCAAGACCAAGATTTAGTATTTTTGATTACGACCCAAGAGGTGCGCCTAGTATGGGTATGCGAGTAGCAGACAGCACCTTCGGATATTAAGGAAAAACCTATGAACGATGATGAAATTAACATTGAAGATGATGCCATTGCATTAGAAGACACGGATAATTCTGTTGTTAGTGATGCTGAGCTATCTTCCATTACTCCCTTTATTAATGAGAAGTATCAACGCTCAGAAGATTATCGTGAACAGGATGAAGACCGATGGTTACGTTCTTATCGTAACTACCGTGGTCTTTATGGACCAGATGTGCAATTTACTGAAGCAGAAAAATCAAGAGTATTTATTAAAGTAACAAAAACAAAAACTCTTGCTGCATATGGTCAAGTAGTTGATGTTTTATTTGCTAATCAAAAGTTTCCTTTAACGGTAGACCCTACTGAGTTACCTGAAGGGGTAGTAGAATCTGTAAACTTTGACCCACAAGAACCAGAACAAATGCAAGATAACACTGATTTATCTAGCCCTTATGGTTTTGCAGGAGATGGAAATGATTTGTCTCCGGGTGCAACTTATGTATCCTTACAGGATAAACTAGGTTCTTTAACAGATAAGTTAGAGCCTGTTTCAGATAAACTAAAAGAAGGTCCGGGTAAAACACCAACTGCAATTACATTTAGTCCTGCTATGATTGCAGCTAAAAAGATGCAGAAGAAAATACACGACCAACTAGAAGAGTCTGGCGCAAGTAAGCACATGCGTAATACAACCTTTGAGATGGCTTTATTTGGTACAGGTGTGATGAAAGGTCCATTTGCTATTGATAAAGAATATCCTAATTGGGATGACGAAGGTAATTATGACCCACTCTTTAAAACAGTACCGCAGATACAACACGTATCAGTTTGGAACTTTTACCCAGACCCAGACGCTAGTAACATGGATGATGCTCAGTATGTAATCGAACGACACAAGATGTCGCGTACACAACTGCGTTCTTTAAAGAAGCGTCCATACTTCCGTGGTCAAGTTATTGATGAAGTTATTGCGATTGGTGAAAACTACACTAAGAAGTATTGGGAAGATGACTTGTCTGACTATGCACCCGAAAGTGCTATTGACCGCTTTGAGGTACTAGAGTATTGGGGTACTGTTGATAACAC